TTAGAATCAGATAAGACACTTGGCGGCAGGGCGTTCGATCTCAGAGTTACCGACATGAGAGCGTATGCAAGTATTCTTGTCGGTGAGGTAAACTATTTAGCAGCAGAATTTTTAGTTCTGTGCTACGCAGACTAGGAGCAAACCAGCATGGCGAAATTCGCAGCTACCGACTACAAAGTGACCATTAACGGCACTAACCTATCCACAAACTTAAACAGCGTTGAACTCGCTTTAGAATCCGATGACCTTGAGGTTACAGCTTTTGGCACAACTTTCCGGGAGCGTATCGGCGGTCTTAAGACAGGTTCACTAACACTTCAGTTCATGCAGGACTTTGGCGCAGCTTCAGTTGATGCAACTCTGTTTCCGCTTTACAACACACTTGCAACAGTTGTCATCACACCAACGTCTTCAACTGTGTCAGCCACAAATCCGTCATATACGGCGGTTTGCTTAATTAACAGTTATTCTCCAATGGCGAGTTCCATAGGCGATATAGCCACGTTCAGTATCACCGTTCCGACAAGCGGAACTGTAGTACGGGCAACCAGCTAACTATGCAAATCAACCTGCGCGTTACTTTTAACGATAAGACCGTTGAAGAAGTCAATGGAACTATGCGTGACATTGTTGCTTACGAGAACAAGTTCACCAAGTCCGTAGCCAACATTGCAACGGATACTCGCATCACTGACTTGTTGTGGATTGCATGGCATTGGTTACAGCGTCAAGGAAAGACTAAGAAAGACTTTGATGACTGGTGTGATGATGTTGATACCATCGAAGCGAGTGAAACAGACCCAAAATAACCGGGTTGGGTGACTCATCCCAACATTGGTATTTGGCTTATCTTTCATGTGAGACTGGCATTGCTCCGTCAGTTCTCATGGAAGAGTCTGAGCGTATGCTTTACACAATGAGTATGTATCTGCGCTGGCGAAACAGTCAGGGGAAATAATGGCAATAACTGAGTTTGCTTCAGGGCGTGCAGGTGGCGCAGCTTTCTCAATCGAGATCATTGGTCTTAATGAGTTTCTCAAACGTGGAGCCGCGCAAGACCCTATGTTTAACAAGGAAGTACGCAAGGCTTCTGTTGAACTTGTAGGCAAGGTAGTTGTTCAAGTTAGAGCGCACGCGACCTACGCACCTAACCCACGTCAGGCGATTCAATCTGCTCAAGGCTTCAGGGCTTTATCAGATCGAATACCAACAATCAAACTTAGAAGCAGCAGCGAGTTTATATCTAAATCTAGACCTAGCAAGAAACGTAAAAGGCCAGTAACAAGAGGTGACGTGTTCTTTGGCTCAGAGTTTGGCTCAAGTCGTTTCAGGCAGTTCCCAGCTCGTACCCCAAAACTGGGCGCAGGTAATCAGGGCAACTTCTTTTGGCCTACTATTGAGGCAATGGCTCCCACGATTAACAGGGAATACCTTGCAGCACTAGACAGAATCACCCAAAAACTAGAACGGCTATAACTAGACATTCTGTATAACATCTAGTACAGTCTGGACTATGTACTCAGTCAAATGGTGGTCTGTCAAAGACAATAAGCCAAAGCACCATACAGATTCTTGGGATGACTTTGTAGTTTTACTTTCACACCATGCCCAACGTGAGGACAAGTACAAGGGTCATCTATACAGCCCTGTTACTTATGTTGAGAACGGGTATCGCGGTAACCGAAACGTAATTGCGATCAACGCCTTTGTAGCTGACTTAGATGGTGAAGCCTTAGCCGATACGTTAGACAAACTGCAAGGCTACGAATACATTGCCTATACAACTTACAGTCACAAAGAAGATGACCAGCATTGGCACATTGTCATTCCATTTGATGAAGCCGTTCCAAGCCACCAATGGTATTCAGTCTGGAAACAAATGCACGACTTCTTAGGCGTTGTTGGTGACCCACAGACCAGCGACCCTGCCCGTATCTTCTTTGCACCACAACACGCACCCGGCGCAGTATTTCATACCCTGCGCGGTCATGGCGAGATCATGCAAGCACCAGAGTTCAGATACTCAGACCGACCACCTGTAACAATTACTAAGCGTGAGTTTGACCGACCAGCCTTAGATTTCTGGGAATGTGTCTGCACACTCACTAAGCGTTGCAAGAAGTGTGAAATAGAATTTAAGGACATTGACTTATCTAGATACAATGGGATGAGTCAGAAAGAAGTACGCCAAGATTTACGGCGTGAATTCTTAGAGTTGATGGCAGGTGCTTCTGCCCATTAGGAGTCTTAGTGGCAGGCAAGTCCAGCAGAGAATTTGAAGTCAAGTTTATTGGTAACACCAGTAGCTTAACTAAATCTTTCTCTACGTTATCAAATAGCCTAGGCTCGGTGGGCAAGTCCCTTACAAGAAATGTCACTGCACCTTTAGTTTTAATTGGTGCTGGTGCTATAAAGACCGCAGCTGACTTTGAAGTTGCTATGAATCAAGTTGCAGTTGCAACAGACACACCAGTTTCAGGCTTAAAAAATCTTTCTGACTTAGCAAAACAACTTGGTGCTGACACGATCTTTAGTGCTAACGAAGCGGCACAGGCAATGCTTGAATTAGCAAAAGCCGGTATCTCGCCAGCAGAGATTTCAAGCGGTGCTTTAGCAAATACTTTGAACCTTGCTGCTGCATCTGGAATGGGACTAGCTGAGTCTGCTGTCGTTATGTCGGCAGGCATGAACACTTTTAATCTTGGTGCTAAGGATTCAGTTTCAATTGTTGATGCACTTGCTGGTGCGGCTAACGCTTCTGCCGCTGACGTTACTGATATTGCTATGGCATTACAACAGGTCGGACAACAAGCAGTTGCATCTGGTTTAACTATTCAAGAAACAACTGCGGCTCTAGCTGCTTTTGCTGATGCTGGTGTTCGTGGTTCTGATGCTGGTACTTCGTTCAAAACATTCTTGCAACGTCTGAATCCTGTTTCTGCTGAATCTGCAAAGACCATGAAGCAATTAGGCATTGACTTCTTTGATGCTAATGGCAATATGATAAGTCTTTCTGAAATCGCAGGTGAGCTACAAACTGGATTCAAAGGACTGACACAAGAACAACGTCTTGCGGCAATGCAAACAATCTTTGGTTCTGATGCCCTTAGAGCTGCAAACATTCTTTTCACCGAAGGCGCGTCAGGAATAAACGATTACATTGCTGCATCAACCGCACAAGGTTCTGCTGCAAAAATGGCGGAAGCAAGAATGTCAGGACTTGCCGGTGCTTTGGAATCTCTTAGAGGCAGTATCGAAACGGTTGCACTTCTTATTGGTGAACGCTTGGCTCCAGCTGTTACAGACATTGCAGGTAAAATACAAAACTTTGCTAACGCTTTCTCGTTTCTTTCGCCAAAAATGCAGGATGCAATCATTAAGTTTGCACTCATCGCGGCTGTCTTAGGCCCAGCAATTATTATTATCGGTGCTGTTATCAGCGGATTAGGAAAGATGATTGTTGTATTAAAACTGGTCGGAGCAGCCGTTGGCTTCTTAGCGACTCAATGGACTGGAGTGGGTGTTGCTGCAACGGGCGCAGGTATCGCTACGGTAGCAGCGACAACAATGATAAAACGCGCACTTATTACAACTGGTGTTGGTGCGTTAATACTTGCCATAGGATTTATTGCCACTAAATTTTATGATGCTGCTAAGGCGGCTGATGAGTTTAGCGTTGCAAAAAAACGGGCACTTGCTGGACAAGAATCAAGAGATGTTGCGCGTGCAAAAGGGCGCGGTTCATCTCCTGAAAAGACACTTGAACAACAACTAGATGATCTAAACGAAATGATGAAAGACCTTGGAGGCACAACAACTCCACAAGCTGATAAGGCCATTAAGGGTTTAAGTGAATCTGCCAAAATAGCACAGGCACAAATGTCAAAACTTAGTGATGAACTAAGTCGTAACAATGACATTCTTGCCAAAGCCAAAGATGCTTACAACAGTTTCAAAAACGGAATCAAAGGTGTCATCACAGGCATCATAGATTTTGGTTCAGCTGCTACTGCTGAAACAGGAACATTCTTAGAGAACCTGCTGGCGCAAGCTACTAAGGCTCAAGACTTTGGAATAAAGGTTAGAACCCTTCTAGGAATGGGTCTATCTGAAACTGCCATTGGTCAAGTACTTGCAGCAGGCGCGGATGCTGGCACAAAGATTGCAGATGAGATTATTGCTGGTGGCGCAACGATTGTAAACCAGATCAATACCTTAGTTGATGCAACTGCATCAGTCGCGGAAGAACTTGGCAGTGCTGCTGCCACTCAGTTCTATCAAGCAGGCATCACAGCAGGTCAATCACTTGTTGATGGTGTTAAGGCTGCCATCGCCGCTGCTGGCTTTACAATAAACGTTGATGGTTCCCTTGTTAATCAAGGTGCAATAAATCAAGTCAATGCTGCCGTTGCCAAAGCAAAATCTGGTAAGACTGCAAAGGCAAGAAAGATTTCTGATAAGGAACGTACGGCAATTGAAAACCTTGCTGCATCGCTTGGTGTAGATGTTCCTGCATTAGCAGCTGGTGGCATCGTCACTAGACCAACACTTGCTTTGATTGGTGAAGCAGGGCCTGAAGCAGTTGTACCTTTATCAGGTCGCGGTGCAGGCATGGGTACAACAATCAACCTAACTGTAAACGCTGGTATTGGTTCGGATGGCGCTCAGATAGGTCGTGAGATTGTAGATGCCATTAAACGTTTTGAACGTAAAAGTGGCCCAGTCTTTGTGAGTGCATAGTGTTACCAGATACCAAAGTATTTGTTGAATTTAACATTGATTTAGTTGATGTTGAATTCTTTACGTTAGACGATGCTACTAAAGGTTTACTAGATGGAACTTATCCGCTAGGTGGCGATGTTCTAGTTGATGTTACTCAGTATGTTGCTAGTGTTTCAATCAAGCGCGGTAAGTCCCGTGAACTAGATCGGTTTACATCTGGTCAAGCAACCGTAACCTTCCACAACGACAACCGTTTCTTTGACCCGTTCTTTACAGATAGTCCTTACTTCCAACAGTTTGTACCTAAGCGACAAGTTGTAATTGAAGCAAACGGTGTTCGTCAATTCACAGGCGAGATTGACGACATTGATTTAACATACAACTTAGGAAACAAGTCCTTTGCAACTATTACTTGTTCAGATGCTTTTGCTTTAATTTCTAACACTGAGCTAACAGAGTTCACCGCGACTTCGCAATTCTCTGGGCAACGCATTGAAGCGATTCTTAGCAGACCAGAAGTTAATTGGCCTATTGCTGATCGTGACATTGATACTGGACAACAGTTACTTCAAGCCGACTTAGTTGCAGATAACACAAACACACTAGGTTATCTACAAACAGTTGAGCAGTCAGAACCCGGCTCATTGTTTATTTCCAAAGATGGATTAGTTACGTTCAAAGATCGCGTGAACTTTCCACCGCTAATTGAAACTATTGCTTTTGCTGATGACAGTACAGCCAATGGAGTTTCATACAACAACATTGAAGTTGCCTATGGTTCAGAGAATCTTTACAACAGGGTTACCATCACACGCACAAACGGTACAGCCCAAACTGCTGACTCTGTTGAATCACAAGCACTCTTTGGAATCCAAACACTAAGCCTTGACGGGCTACTAATGGTCAATGATGCAGATGCTTTGAGCATTGCAGGATTCTTAGTTGATAAATACCAGCTGCCAGAACTGCGCTTTGCTACCGTAGGTTTTACATTGCACGACAAGAGCGAAGCAGTTTCAAATGAAATCTTAGCTTTAGAAATTAACGATGCAGTGCGTATCAGGTTCACCCCAAATAACATTGGTGACCCTATCTCTGAATTTGCTTTAATCACAGGCATCAGTCACAACATTGGGATTGACCAGTACAACATTAGCTTTGAATTTGGTGAGGTCACAAACTTCCCATTCATCCTTGACGATGCGCTTTACGGTGTGCTTGCTGGCAACCTACCGCTATACGATTCAAGCACTACTGATTATGATGATCCAGTAAAGTATGATGGAACTCTGAATGAAACTTATCCTTTGGCGTTCTAAGGTGAATAATGGCAACTAACTACCCAACAAGTCTTGACAATTTCACCAACCCACTAAGCACTGATTCTCAAGATTCGCCATCACATTCTGCACAACACTCAAACGCTAACGATGCTATTGAAGCAATTGAAACTAAAGTTGGCTTTGGTTCTGCTCCTGCTGGCTCTGCTACTTCTGGTGCAGTTTTAGTTGTATCTACTGGTGGCACTACAAGTTGGACAACAGTAGGAACCTCTGGAATCAACTCAACGGGTGCAACGCTAGGTTACAACTTGACTGCTGGCGCAGCTAGTGTGACAACATGGGAACCAGCAGGTGCTTACATTCCTGTTGCTACTGGGGGAACTGTTGCCTATACATTTGGTAGTGCTGATCAAGGCAAGATTTTAGAGTTTAGCGGTACGTTCACAGTCACAGTTCCACCTGAATCCACTTACAACTACGCAACTGGTTCTGTTCTTAACTTACTTAACATCAGCACTGGAACAATAACTATTGCTGGTGGTTCTGGTGTGACTGTAAACGGTAACCCTGGACTTAAGTTAAGTACACAATGGTCAGGTGCATCTATCGTCAAACGCTCAACTAACACTTGGGTTGCTGTCGGCGATCTGTCGGCATAATGTTTGGTCTATTTGGCTTCACCTGTTCAGCCAGAACAACTGCCACGCCAACTGTCGAATACTTAGTTATTGCTGGTGGTGGCTCTGGTGGTTCAGACGTAGGTTCTGGCGGTGGAGCAGGTGGTTATTTAACAGGCACACAAGCATTAGTTAATGACACTTCATACACACTAACTATTGGTGCTGGTGGTGCTGGTGTACCTGCTGACACGAATGGAAATCAAGGTTCTGATTCTGTCTTTGCATCTTTAACATCCATCGGTGGTGGTGCAGGTAAAAAGTATAACACAACTGGTGGCACTGGTGGTTCAGGTGGCGGTGGTGGTAGACGAACTGGTGCTGGTGGTGCTGCAACTGCAGGTCAAGGTTTTGCTGGTGGTGCTGGAACTTATTACACAAGTGATGGTTCAGGTGGCGGTGGTGGTGGTGCTGGAGCAGTTGGAGAATCTAATGCTGGCAGTCCATCAAATGGTGGTGCAGGTTTAGCATCATCTATAACTGGAACTTCAGTTACACGCGCTGGCGGTGGTGGCGGTGGCTCTGGTGCTAGTGGTTCAAGTGCATCAGGCGGTTCAGGTGGCGGTGGTCGTGGCGGTGCTAATAGTAGCAGTGTTACATCTCTTGCAGGAACTGTAAACACAGGTGGCGGTGGTGGTGGTGGTTCAAATGGTGCTGGCACTGGTTCAGCAGGTGGTTCAGGCATAGTCATCATTGCTTACGCAAACACTTTCAACGATCTATTTATTGGCACTGGTTTTACTTACACACTAGACACAACATCACGCGCAGGTTACAAGGTTTACACATTTACTGCTGGAACTGGTGTCATTAGATACAACACATCAAAAGTTTCAACTGAATACTTAGTTGTCGCTGGTGGTGGCTCAGGTGGTGCAAGAGTCGGCGGTGGCGGTGGTGCAGGTGGTTACTTAACAGGATTAACTTCTATTGACGTTGCTAGTTCATTTACGGTTACAGTCGGCGCAGGTGGAGCAGCAGCAGTTAGCACTGGTTCAACCCCATCAGCAGGCAATAGTGGTGTCAATTCTGTTTTTAGCACAATTACTTCTACTGGCGGTGGCGGTGGCGGTGCATATCAAACTGTTGCTGCATTAACTGGTGGTTCAGGTGGTGGTGCTGGTGGATACAACACATCGCCAACAAATACTGGTGCATCTGGTACTGCTGGTCAAGGTTCTGCTGGTGGCAATGGCGTTAATGGTTCTGGTGGTGGTGGTGGTGGAGCAAGTGCGGTTGGCTCAAACGGTTCGGGCGGCACTGGTGGCGCAGGTGGCGCAGGCTCAGCATCTTCAATAACTGGAACTTCAGTAACACGCGCAGGTGGTGGTGGTGCTTCTGGTGATAGTTCAGGTGGTGCTGGTGGCACAGGTGGCGGTGGTGCTGGTACTGCTGGATCAACAACACCTGCAACATCTGGAACTGTGAACACAGGTGGCGGTGGTGGTGGTGTTAGAAATTCAACAGACTCTGGAACTCATACATCTGGCGCAGGCGGTTCAGGCGTAGTCATCATTCGTTACCCTGCATCATTCACTATCGCTGGTGGATCAGGTTTAACTTTTACAACTGCAATAGTTACAGGTCACAAGGTCACTACTTTCACAGCAGGTACAGGTTCAATTAGTTTTGCACTAGCACCTACATCAGTTGAGTATTTAGTTATTGCTGGCGGTGCTGGCGGTGGCTGTGATAATGGTGGCGGTGGCGGTGCTGGTGGTTACTTGACAAGTTCATTAACACCTACTGCGGGAAATTCTGTAACACTTACTATTGGTGCTGGTGGAGCAGGTTCATCAAGTGCATCAAGCAAGGCAAGTAATGGTAGTGCTTCTGTTTTTAGTTCATTTACTGCTAGTGCTGGCGGTGGCGGTGGCTCAATAAGTAACAGAGATGGTGCTGCTGGCGGTTCTGGTGGTGGCGCAGTTGGTTATTTTGGAACTGCTACTGGCGGTGCAGGTACTTCTGGTCAAGGCTTTGCTGGTGGTAATGGTGTTTCTGGATTTGGCGGCGGTGGCGGCGGTGGTGGCGCAAGCGCAGTTGGCGGAAATGTAACAACAAATAATTTTGGTACAACAGGCGGCGCTGGCTTATCAAGTTCAATAACAGGTTCTGCTGTAACACGTTCAGGTGGTGGCGGTGGCGGTGGCAATAATGGCGGTGCTGGCGCAGGTGGCGCAGGCGGTGGCGGTGGTGGCGCAATTAGTTCAAATGTAAGTCCAACTGCTGGAACATTAAACACAGGTGGCGGTGGCGGTGGCGGTGGCGGTGCTTTTGCAGCGGGTGCAGGCGCAGCAGGCGGTTCTGGCATTGTGATAATTGCCTACCTAAATACATTTGCCGATCTACAAAGTATTGGTGCAGGATTGACTTACACACTTAGTACAGTAAGCCGTTCAGGATACAAGGTTTATACCTTTACTGCTGGCACTGGCTCAGTAATAATTTAACGATAAACTTAAACAAACAAACTCAGGAGCAAATATGGCTGGCGCAGGATTTAAGACTTTTACTGCTGGCGCGGTACTTACGGCAACAGAAGTAAATACCTATCTAATGCAACAAGCAACGCAAGTTTATGCTTCAAGTGCAGCACGTTCATCTGCCGTACCCGTTCCTACTGAGGGCATGGTTACTTACTTATCAGACACAAACATTGTTGAAACTTACGATGGTGTGAACTTTAACCCTATTGATTCAGTCATAAATGTAAGAACAGCTGCAACCGCAAGTTTTAATCTAGGTGCTGGTGATGCTGGCGATCTATTACAGGTTAATGCAACTGGTTCAGGAACAGTCACAGTTACGGTTCTACCTGATGCAACCTACACATTTCCAATTGGTTGCCAAATAAATCTACTTTCTGTTGGTACTGCAACTGTCGCTACGGCAGCTGGAACAGGTGTGACTTTGAATGGTACGCCGGGTCTTGTGCTTCGCGCACAATACTCCAGCGCAACTTTACTTAAACGTGCTGCCGATACATGGGTTGTGATTGGTGATCTAAAGGCATGATGCTTTTAGGAACGGTTGCATCTGGTGTTGCTCAACAAGTGCAGGCATCTGGTGGAACAGTCAATAGTTATGAAATTGCTGGAGTAGTTTATTTCTCGCATACTTTTACAAGTTCAGGAACATTTACACCGTTTGTACCTTTGACAGTTGATTACTTAGTTGTTGCTAGTGGTGGTAGTGGTAACACTTCTACCGTTTCAGGTGTTGCTGGTGGTGGTTGTGGCGCAGGCGGTATGTTGGTTGGAACTACAACAGTGACAGCAACTGCAAAAACCGTAACAGTCGGTGCTGTCGCAGCACTTGGTAGTAGTGGCAGCTCATCTGCATTTGATGCTATTTCTGCAACTGGTGGTGGTGCAGAAGGTGCTAGTGGTGGCTCTGGTGGTGGTGGTGGTTATGGCACTAACGCTCCGGGCGGTGCTGGTACTGCTGGTCAAGGTAACAACGGCGGTAGCGGTAATGGAATTCTTGGAACTACACAGATTGCTGGCGGTGGCGGCGGCGGTAAGAGTGCCGCTGGTACAAATGCTCCCGGTATTACAACCGCAGGACTTGGTGGTGCTGGTTTAGCCAACAGCTATTCAACTAATGTTGCAGTTACTTACGCAAAAGGTGGTCGAGGTGGGCAAAATGCTGCTGATGGTCAAGGCGCAGCTGGTGTGAATCCCGGCGATGGCGGTGGCGGTGGCAACGGTGATGGTTCACCGGGTGCTGGAACACTTGGTTGTGCAGGTATTGTTGTTATTAGGTACGCGGTTTAGGAAAAGGAACAAAACAAATGGCTCATTACGCTTTTTTAGATGACAACAACATTGTTACTGAGGTAATTGTTGGTGTTGATGAAACAGAACTAATTGAAGGTGAAGCACCTGACGTTTGGTACGGCAAGTTCAGAAGTCAGACTTGTGTTCGTACTTCATACAACGGAAACATTCGCAAGAACTACGCTGGCATTGGTTACACATATGATGCAGGGCGCGATGCTTTCATTCCACCTAAGCCTTTTGAGTTTTTTATTTTTAATGAAGATACTTGCCGATGGGAACCACCAGTGCCTTACCCGACTGATGGAAAAATTTACACTTGGGATGAAGCAAATCAAGACTGGGTACTACCACAGTAAACTTGTACTAACACCCTGCGCTTAACATTTTTGGAGTTACATTGAAGCGCAAGCAAGTCAAAGACATAATTACTCGAATGGTTGCAGTAGTTGTTGCATCTGTCATGGGAACAATCGGTGCTGGTTCTATTATTGGTGTTGAATTGTGGAAGTCTGCAAGCATGGCTGCAATCCTTGGTGTAGTTATTGTGCTTGAAGGTCTGGCTCGTGCTTACATAGCTGACGGCAAACTTGACGAAAACGAAATCAACCAAGCGTTCTCAAAGGCTGACGGCAAGAAGTAAATGAAGCGCACAAGGGTTTTCCTAACTGCGCTAATAGTCGGAGCATTTATGTTTGCGACACCTGTTCAAGCCAATGTTGTTTGCAACACATACACATTTACTGGCGATGATGATTCTGCTTACAACGCCAACCTGCCGTTCACGCTTACGCTAGGTGCTACTGAGTACAGCAATGTCTATGTTTCAACTAATGGCACGATGACATTTGGCGCACCTGATGGTAATTACAGTGACTATCCACAAACACCTTCTGTATCTGTTGCCGGCTATGACTGGGTTTCATTCGGTGAAGGTGCGTATCTAAGTTACGGCTCAACTGCTAATACGTTCTGCGCTGAGTGGAGCGTTCGACCATACCCACAATCAACTGGTGATCTAACTCAGATACGTCTAGTGATTAACCGAGCTGACGACGGTGGCTGGCATGGTGAAGTCGTGACCTTTGGTTGGTTGCCTCAGAACCTACGGCGTGGGATTCGCTTTGAACAAGGTCAAGCAGTCGTGCCAATCGAAGCTGCGTTCGATGTAAACGGTGGTGTGCCTATCGAAGTCGCACCTGCACCAGTACCAAGTTCCTTTGATGAACCACCAGTTGTACCTAGCCCAAATCCTGAGCCAACAACAGAACCCACATTATTACCAACGCCAGAACCCACACCAGAAGCCACACAAACACAAGAGCCTATCGTTATCCCTGAAATTGTCGTGCCTGAGGTTCTGCCTGAGCCTGTTCTAGAACTAATCCCAGAAGAAATAATTGTGCCAGATGTTGAGTCAATACCAGAAGTGATAGCACTAGATTTAGTGCCAGATTTAGAGCCAATCATTGAAGCCGTTATTGAACCGACCATTGAGGAACTAACGCAAGAAGTTATAGATGATGCACTAGCTGACGGTGTGCTTACTGATGACGAACGTGAACTTGTAGCTGATGCTTTGCTTGAGGAGTTCGCAGGCGACCCGATCACCTTTGAAGCCTTGCAAGAAGCCGGGCTGGACTTCGAGGACTTGCCAGCAGAAACACCAGTTACTTTAGAGAACGGCGTTGTCTTAACTGCTGAAGTTGCAGATGCCCTAGAAATCTTTGACTCAGGCGCAGAAGTTCTAGCCACACTTCTAGAGAACCCTGCTAAAGCACTCAAGGCTTTGGTCAGTATCGGACAAGACATGACAACAGAAGAACGTGAGACCGCACAGAACACAGTTGTTGCAGCAGTCGTTGTAACACAAGTATCGCAAGTTAGGAAAATGAAATGAAATGGGTAAAGAAATACCTGCGTGAGATTACTGGCGAAACTTACACGTTCGTTGGTCTCTTGATTGCATATGCAACATTGACAGGTTCAGCGCGTACCGTCACGGGTTATCTCATCGGCATTGGTGCTTTGGTGTGGCTGATAACATTACCTTTAAGACAAGATGATGAGGATTAATAATGGGCTTACCAATTAAAGATGCAAAGATCACAACTCCCTATGGCAAAAAAGGGAAGATGTGGAGTCGCGGATATCACACAGGAATAGATGTCGCTTGCAAAGTAGGAACTGACGTAATTGCAGTTGCTGATGGCAAGATTGAAAAAGCAAATTGGGGAGCCAGTTATGGCGTTCAGTTGGTTCAAAAAATTGAAGGCGGCTGGGTAATCTATGCACACCTAAGCAAGACCTTTGTTAAGGCTGGCGATGTTATTAAGGCTGGCGAAGTGATTGCTAAATCTGGGAATACAGGTAACAGTTCTGGCCCACATTTACACTTTGAAATGCGTGACAATATTCGCTGGTCAGCTGGCAAAGACATAGACCCTGCAAAAATTCT